AAGTTGAGGCACAGCAGTAATTTTAATGACAATTTTTGAAATGTTTGCGGTTCCGCTTTGATAGCCAGCAAAAGCAGCAGAGCCGTCTGGTTGATTGAAAAAAGACTCTCCGAAGGACAAATCGGTAGCAATCGGGTTATTGCTTGAATCTTTTAGGATTAAAATGCTGGCGTATGGTCTTAAAGCCGAGCTTTGAACCTGAAGCCCGAGCCCTCTTACTGGAGTTGAGACAGAAACGGTAACGCTTGTATTATCAAAAGAATACACGCCAGCGTCTCCAAGATTAAAACATCCATACCAGTTTGTGCTTTGAACTATTGTAAAAACTGAGGTCGCTGCCGTGATCGTAACCGTTTTACCGAGGTTCGATGTAACGCTCGAACCTGATGGAATTATTGTTCCTGGCGACCCAAGCGCGGACCAATCGGCATAGTCGTCGTATGAGAAGCCGCTAGGAGATGCGTAAATCCCACCCGGTCCCCTCTGCCAGACGCTCGACCGACAAACCACGGCCCCACTGACAACCGTGAGCGAAGTGATGCGTCCCCTTAATGTCTGACCAGCGATCAGCGAAACCGATGTGGTGGTTCCGCCGATGTTAGACGCCGCGACGTTGATCGTGGACGCGCTAACCGCGGTGACCGAAGACCAGTTGCCGAAAACAAGACCCTCTGTGGTATCGACGTATCGACCCCAGTTCTCGCCGGAAAGTTGCCTGTTGGCTCCGACGTTCATCAGTACTTTCGCTTGTAGGCCACGACCGCACCTGACGTGACGGCGATCGATGAGAACACTCCCTTGAGCGATTGACCCGCTGCCAGGTTGATGCCGGACGGCAGGCTGACGATGTTCGACGTGACCGCCCCGAGAACCGTGGCGCCGTAGGCTTCGATCTCGAAAAAGTCCCCGGTGACGGTGCCCGATGCACTTGTGATGTAGTTCCCTCCGTACTCGCCCGAGAGTTGCCTGTTGGCTCCGATGTTCATGTTGGTGTTCCTTTTGGCTGCGGTTGGCTGTCTAGCAAGTTCTCAGTTCGGATTCTGCGCAATGGCCGCGGCATGCTGGTACAACCCGTCGACGAAACTGTCGGTCCAGGCCAGCTCTTGCTGCAGCATCGTGATGATCGGGCTCGAGCGCATGATGGACTCCTTGTACTCCCACCTGTTCCATCCGATCGAACGCTGAGGCTCTGGAAGACCGTTGAGGGCGTTGGCCACGGCCGTCATCTCACCGGCAAACATCACGGCCTCACGCAGCGCCCACATCGACACCTGCTCCGGCACCGGAATCACAATCGGAGCCACCACCCAAGCGCCGTCCACCCACTGGCAGGTCTCGGTCGCTGGATCGTACGTTGGCTGCGGTGCCTCGACCCAGCCTTTGCGCAGGAGCGTGGCAATGATCTGAGGATCGGTTTCGGAGCGAAGCTGGCCGTCGTATGTGAGGTAGGTCATGAGCAGGCGATTTTGAAAGCGTAGGCCATTGCATGAGTGATGCGTTTTTCAACGCTGGCAGTGGTTACTGAATTTTTGAAAAACACAACGGATCCAACATTAGAGTCCCAGTAGTACTGCCTACCAGCAGGTCCGTCATTTAGAGATCCTAAATCCCATGCTGCTGTAGCTGTAGCCCCAACTCCTGCCGTTGTTGTCTTGGTTTTTAAATCAATTCTGATGCCAAGATTTGTACCATTGTAATCGCCATAAACCACATGGTTTCCAGTAGTAAAATCAGTGGTTTGAGCGATCGGAAAGCTAGTTCCGTTAGATCTATTTGAAAAAATAGTGTTAGATGTAGTGTTTGTGGTTATTGCGAAATCTCGGTTGTAAGTCGCAGTTGCGCTGCGTCCAAAAATAGTGCGGACTGTTCCTGCGTTGCTGCTGTAAGTTGCAGAAAAGAACGAGCAAGTACTGATGCTTTCATTGGCACCAGTCATAAAATCATTTGTTCCATCGAACTTTACAGCGGCCTGTCCGTTAATTCCGTTTGATCCCAGCTTCAGTAACGGCTTGTTCGCTGCCGTCGCCTGCGTCATGTCATAGGTTGACGACGTGCGACTTGGCCAAGTCGTTATCGCGTCACCGTCATTTCCAGACAGAAACCTCGCATCCAGAACCATAGTGGCTCCAGCGTCGCGTGCGTTTAGATGCCGATGCCTTCTATGCATTAGGCTGCGGTGTAGGAGATTTCGACTCCGAGAAGACGAGCATCTGCGGCAAGGGTGTCTCCGCCAGCGTTTGCATCTCGATAGACCTCGAAGATCACCGGGTTCCCTGCGGCAGCCGTGCCTCCAAGCGTGATGGCACCAGTGGCTGACGAGATGTCGAGGTCATTGGTCGCTGTCAGTGTGTCGGTCACTGTCTGAGCCGTACCCTGAGCCTGATCCAAGGCGTCGTCGTTTGCGTAGGCTCGGCCAGACAGGCCCCAGATGACGTCGCCAGATCCTGTTGACGCGGTCCAATGGAACTTTGCGGTGATGGTGCCAGCGTTCCAGTTCGACGGCATAACGATCATGCACTGGGCAAACTCATCTGTGCCAGCGTCGAACAACAGCTCGTCGGTGTTGATCTTGTTGGTGCTCAGCTCGCGGGAGTCAATTCCGCAGCCAGTCGTCGTGCGCGGAATCCACTGAGCCGCTGGGATCCAGACGTTGGTGGATCCGCCGCCAGATGCGGAGACAGCAGCCCACTTGAGACCCGTGGCCGTCGTCGAATCGACCGTCAGGACGTGGTTGTTTGTCCCTCCAACAGCTAGTCGGATGTTGTCGGTGCCATCGTAGACAATGATGTCGCCCTTTGTCGTCGTTGGCGCCAAAGCGTCAAAAGCCGGTGTTTTTGTGGTCTGGCCGGTGCCGCCGTTCCCGATCGGGAGCGTCCCCGTAATCGAAGCGGCCGTCGACAGATTGACCGCACCAAAAGCCAACGCGGTGCCACCGTCATTTACCCTGAGCACCTGCCCCGCAGTTCCAGTGATGTCGCCAGCGTTTGCAGTCGATGAAGTTCCATTGCCGACAACCGACAACGCGGCGGGCTGCTGGAACTTGGCGTAGGTGACGGCGTTATTGGCGATTGTGGTCGAGTTGTTGTTTGCGGATGCCGTGACGTCGCCAGTAAGCGCGGCCCGCTCGAAACTGACCTGGCCGGACGTCGTCCAGTTTGCAGTGACCGTAGTGGAATCACCAACGACCGCTCCTCCACCACCACCGCTGGCAGTCAGTGTCGTGCCGCTCATTGAGAGCCCAGACCCAATGGTGATCTCCTGGAAGTCTCCAGCGCCAGAAGCGGAACCACGACCCAGAAGCACCGACGCAGCCGACGCTTGTGCGATGTTGCTGAAGGGCAGGTCTCCAGTGACGTCCGACGTGAGCGTGATCAGACCACGCGTGATCGTTTGCCCGGCGATCGTCAAATAGGTCGGAGTGCCAGCCAGCGTGACATCGCCAGTGTTGGTGCCGCTCGAGGAGCCGGAGAACGAGCCGGTGCCGGAGACTGTGACGCCGTTGTATTTGCCGGCCGTGATGTCGCCCGTCGTATCAGCAATGGTCGCCGCCGAGTTCTGGATCAGCTTTCCAGTCGTGCCATCGAAACGAACGATGGCGTTGTCAGTCGCGCTTGCAGGACCAGCCACGTCGCCAGCACCCGCGGGCGTCGCCCACACGCCGTCACCACGCCAGAACGTGGACGCGCTCGCCGATGTGCCGCTATTGAGGTTGGTGACGGGAAGGTTCCCGGTGATGTCCGTTACCAGGTCAACCAGACCGCGGGTGATCGTCTGGCCGGCGATTGTGATGTAGTCAGGTGTTCCAGTCAGTGTGACGTCGCCACTGTTGGTCCCGCTCAACGTTCCGCTCGCGCCATCCGCAATCGTGATCCCAGACGCCTGAAGCGTAGAACCTCCAGTGCCATCGGCTCTGAGGATCGCGTTATCCGCGGCGCCAGTGGATCCACCAATCCCGCCGCCACCGCTGCCTCCAAATAACTGCGTGAAGTTGGTGTTGCACTTGTCGAAGGCTGTCCTCAGCGGATCACCTGTCCCGTCGTTAGCTGCCGCTCCGATGTCGATGATCTCCTGTGCCATACGTCAGTACTTCTTTGTGAATCGAGTGTTGGTGGGTGCATACCCGAACTGCAACCGCGTTCCCCCGGATTTGACCCGCACCTCCGGGTTGTCGCGCTCGACCTCCCGCAGGAACCCGTTGTCGCGCCAGCAATCGTACCCGAGCTTTTGTCCCCAGTGATGGAACAGCGTTGGATCGAGACGCATCCGGAGCTGACCGATCCCATCGATGGATCGATGCACCTGCTCGGACTGCTTGGCGATCCGCTTCTGATGGATCTCGGCATTCACCAACTCCTGGTTGTAGCCGGTCTTGAGTTCGTTGAGCACGGCGCGATGCATGTGCTCGGGAATACCGTCGAGTGCGCTGTTGAGTAGTTGGTCTGCCATATGAAAAAGGGAGCACCCACCACCTTGGCAGATGCTCCCTGGTTACTTGTTAAGGATTAGGATGCGGCTCCGTTGAACATACCAAAACCCTGGGCATTTTTGCAGACCAAACCAGCGATGGCCTGGACGAGACGAACAGGGCCGCCGCCAGCGTCGGGGAGCTCCTTGACCTCGGGCAGCTTGGCATAGCGGATCTCAACCATGTCCATCGGGATGACGTAACCCCTAGACGCCAACGAGGTCAGGGTGTTGTCACCAGTCGTACGCGACCCAATAAAAGTCGACGGGTGCAACACAAGGGTTCCGAAGTCGCCAACGAAAATATCGATGGAGGACTTGAACGTGTCGCTCGACAGGTCTTGACTGAAAGTGCGAACCGAAGTCGCAGCGATGTTTGAGGTGTTGGCGGTCGTGGTCGTCGCACCCGCGGTCAGGTTGGTGAACGCACGCTTCAGGGTCGTTCCAACGATCGCGTCGTAGGTCCGGTAGACGCCGGTCGCACCGTAGATGGCGGTGAGCACGTTTTGCACAGTTCCCTCGTTGAGAGCGGCAGCAGTCGTGGTAGTGACGGCGCCAGAAGCGGGACCGTAGTTGCCACCCGAGTAGGTAGCCGGAAGACCAACGGTTCCGGAAGCCGGAGTTCCAGTGAGCCAGTTGCCGAGGGAACTGGTCAGATAGGCGGTCGGTGAGCTCTCGGGCGTGGCCGGCTGGTTGGTGCAGAGGAACGTCGCCTCCATATCCCGTTTTAGCTCAACCATTTTCTTAGCAATGCCGTTGGAAAGCTCGCTGCTGACTCCAGCCACATTCTGAGTCTCAGCGATGAAGCCGATACGCAGATCGCGGCGGAACGCCTGAGCGTAGTTGCTCTGACGAGCACGATTCACGACAGGGTTCGAGGCATTGGTCGCGGTCACGTCGGTGCCGTCAACTACGCCGGCCAGGTTGACTGCACCGTACGAGTCGACTTGCCAATCAAACCGCATGTTTCCCAGATCCTTCCCCTTCGGGGCCATACTGGTGAAGGGACAAGATTTGGCATCGACGATGGCAATGTAGTCAGCCAAGTCCTCGCGGATCGCGGACCCAGAAGAGTTCTGGTTGACCTGGTTGGGTTGAATAAGCGGCATAGTATTTCCTTACTTGAGAAGTGTTTGTTGAAGCAACTTGGCCAGTTCGGTCGATGACCCGGTTCGCATGAAGTTCTGTTTCGCAGCCTTGGATTCGGACGCCGACTTGTCGGTTCTCATGGGACTCGTCTTCGGTGCGCTTGGCTGCTTTGGGGCCACCTTGACGGGAGCCTTTGGAGCCTTCGCTACCTTCTCGCGTTCCATCCTCATGCGTCGTCCCTCAAGGAAGTCGCCGATCGCGATCTGATGGTCCGGATACATCGCAAGCTGTGGCATCTGCCGCAGAACTTGCTGTGCCTCCGAATACGTCTGATTCGACCGATCCTTCCACCAGGGATAGACGCTTTCGGCAACCGGCTTGACCGCCTTGTAGGTCGTCAGGAACTGATGCCTCGTCGGGATGTGGACATCGATCGCGTCCTCGACCTTACGTCGAATGGCTTTGATGTCCTCCGCCGAGTACTCCTTCCCAGCGACCTCGCAGCCGTCGGAATTGTCTTCGCACCACCGCCGAAGATCCCGGGCCTTGCGATACTCATCATTGAGCTTCGCTTCGTCCCAGACATCGCCGAATGGATTGTCGACCTGCCCGACTGCCGCCACGGGTGGCGCCTGCTGCAGCTCATCCAGTTTCCTCTGCGCATCCGCTAGTTCACGCTCCAAGGCTTCGGCCTTCGCTGCCGCCTCCTTGCGTTGCGCAACCAACTTATTAATCCGCTTCTGGACCCCGGTTGAGCTGTCCTCCTCCTGCTGCGGAACAGATTCCTGTTCCCCGGACTCGTCCACGGTCGTCTCCCCACCGTCTTCAGCGGTCACGGACGCTGACTCCTCGGCAACCGGCTCGTCCTCACTCGAGGCTGCTGGTTCCAGTGCTTCGACGGCTTCCTTGGGCTCCGGCTCAGAGAACCGCTGCTTCAGGAGGTTTGCCAACGCGCTCTCGTCGAAGGTGAGCGGGTTGATTTTAGGTGCCGTGTTTTGGGAGGGTTTCGCTTCCCCACTGTTGATTGCTTCCATGCTTTTTAGACCCTGCAAGACGGGTATTGCTGCAACAGGGTTTAATGCTAAACCCAGAAAGCTGTGGACCTCATGCGTTTATTTAGCGTTAGCGTCAACGCTATTCTTCGCTTTTGAGTTCCAGTGGGAAGCCGCTTTCGTTCAGGAATGCCTTGAGGTCATGCAATGACGCCGCCCGCCCGCAGTTGTACGCACGTCCCTCGGCCGTGAGGTTGGACGCCACCGCGGCATGCGTCTCGTCGACGATGAACTCGTCCAGGATCTGCCTCAGCGCCCGCACGATCGGGTCGTCCTGCCCGAACCCACGCAGCGTCTCCTCGATTTTCTCCTGTTTCATGGTCACTGGGGTTGTACTCCGAGGCGTCCGGTGACCGCGTTCTGCTGCTGTTGGACGCTAAATTGCAGGTTTTCCACATACTTCTGCAGGTTGGCCTGGAAGAGCGGATCGCTCTGCGCCTGCTGCTGATATTTCGGATTCGCCTGCAGAATCTGCTGCGCAAAATTGAGTCGAGCCTGCGCCGACGGATCGTTCTCGCGCAGTTTCGCCGGATTGCCGAGCGACATCAGGCCCAGTTCGTCGTTCGTTTCGTCGAACATCTTCTGCGCCGCAGGTCCGGCCTGCATGATCAGCTCGCTGGCCAGCGTCGGGTCGATTGCACGCAGCGCCAGCCCGACCAACTTGGTCCGATCGAGCACGCCGGCCGAGTCGAGAGGCAGCACCAAAGTCGAAATCGCCTTAAGTTTTTCGGTCACCAAGTCGGATTGCAGCTCCCTGACATCGAATTTCAGCGACACATCGAAGTCCTGGATGTCAGTCGACAGCGGCGTCGCACTGTTGGTGATTCGAGCAACCTCTTCCGGTCCGGTGTACTGCAGGGTCAACGACAACACCTGCCTGAAAGCCTCAGTCCAGCCGTGCAGCCAGTTGTTCACGATGCGCTGCTGCCGCATCTGTGTGATTGCAGGAGGTACTTTCTCGGTGGGTCTTCCAAAGTACCGATCCACCTGGACCTCAATGGCGGCAATCAGGTTGAACGCGACCGAAGGCTCCCTCGCCGGAGGCTGCATGAACGAAATCTCACCCGGCCTGAGAACCGGGATCTGAACCGCAGGCCCAAGCCGCAGATTCCCGCCCCTCGTTTTGGGCACCTGGATCGGCGGAATCGTGTTCAGCGAGGTGTAGTCGAAGATCGAGTCGCGCTGCGCCTTGATCTCGTTTTGCCAGGTGTAGCAGATCTCAGGCACGCCGCGGCTCTCGACGATCTTTCGGTGGATGATCTCAGACCGCCACGCGACGAACGGGTACTGCCCGTGCTCGTAGTCCAAGAGCTCGAACTTGCCCCACGCACCGCCCACCTGCGGCGAGAACACGGTGCAGAACACACCAGGCACGCCCTCCTCATCGAGCGCCTTCTGGTACGCGTACACCACCTCGATCAAGTTTTCGCGGTCCAGCAGCGCGTTGTTGGTCAGACCCAAAGTGTAGGTGTAGTCCGAGAAGTTCGAGAACTTGCCCCGAGACGCGATCGCTTGCTTGGCCCACTCCTCATCCCACTCGTCGGTCTCCACATGCTGCATGAGCTCGATCTCTGTCATGTAGCAACGCCGGAACACAACCCGGGCGCTCTGGATGTCGGTCGTCTCCGGCGGGAACGCGATCTCATCGTACGGCGCCAACGCCGCAATCGATGGCGAATTCTTGACCATCGTCGGCACCGGGAACTCGCACTCGCCCTCCTCACGCAGATCCTTCACGCATTCCAGCGCCTTGCGCTTCCGAAGGTTCGGGAACGCCGCCATGAGCAGCTCCGCCAACTGGTCCGTGGCCTCCGGATTGGCCAACAGATTGGGCAAGTCCGCCAGCACGCTTCCCTGCGGACTCTGCGCCGCAATGGCCATGAGCTGTTCCACCGTGACGTACTGCTCCTTCTGCCCGATCTCCTGCTGCCAGCTCACATGCACCGCGGCCCAACCGTACGTCCACAGGTACTGACTCAGGAGTTCCACCTCCCGAGTCATGTCCGTGTAGAGCTTCTGGTTCATCACCCAGTCCATGAGCGAATGCGCCGTCACCGACGTGTCGATCGTGCGCACGTTGGTCGGCGACACCCGCAGCATCGAACGCCAGAAAGACGTGGAACACACATCCACCAGCCCGTTGACGACCTCGTCCGCCAACGGGATCCGCGTGTCCGACGCCCCGTCCCAGGGGAACGCCATCTTGCCGTGCGGTTGGTTCTCGCTCCACTTCTTGCCGTCGGTGGCCTGCCCCTGCCAACGGCAGTACCGCGTGTTCTCGGCCTGCTCGACACGACTTCCAATGCCATAGTCAGTAGCCGCTCGTCTCAGCTCCTCAGTCAATGCAGTCACGTTGGGCTCGGACCCCACATGAGCCATCGTGTCGCCGCTGTTCTTGTACGTCGTTTGATATTCCATCTTCGTGTGCTGGCTATTGTCCCCCGCCACTCAAAAAGCAATCCCGCTTCCCACTAATATCCGCCGCCGCCCCTGCTATTAAGCCCGCCCTCCTCGATGTGCTCGACCTTGCTGGTCAGCAGCATCCCCAGACAGTCGATCGGATCCTTCGTGGCGCCCTTCTGACCGTCCCGCCCGGTGTGCTCAGAGAGGCTGTAGATCAGGTTGTGCGCGTCATTCACGATGTAGAGCTTCGGCTGATTCATCGGACCCAAAGGCTTGGTCGTGTCGAAACTCAGCTCCGAGTTTATCGCCGCCGTTCGCTGATCCACAGGCACCGCCGGCGCAGGCACAAACGCCATGCCCTCGTCGTAGTCGCTCGGCTCCGCCAACAAGTCCACCAACGTCGTCCCGCCCTGGTCAGACAACGCCGGACTCCCGCCAGCCCGAGGGTCAATCAAACGCATCACCGGCTCGCCGAAACCCAGCTCCTCCTCAATGGACCGAAACAACTGACGATACTCGGGTATCGACCTTCCAGCCTCCAACGTCTGAGCCGGACCCGCCTTGCCGTCGGCCTTCTCAGAGGGCAGCACCCACTCGCCATAGCCACCGAAGTCCGGGAACTCGCGCACCACAACCCGCCGCCCGTCCTCGTAGCACAGCATCCAGATCGCAAACCAGTTACGCGCACCGGCCGGATCCACGATCTGGTACAAGGTACCCCCGGGCGGTATCGACTCGCGCTTCACGCAATGACTGTCCGGCCGAAACCGCGCAAACGCCTTGCCGATGTTGTCGCTGGCCCACCCATACGCCCGAGTCAGCACCTGCCCCGTCGGCGCACCCACCAGCTTGGACTTCATCTCGTCCCATGGGTTGTACGGGTTGTCCTCGGAGAAGAAAAACACGGTGCTCCGATTGCACTTCTCCAGACGCATCACCCGCGGCGCCCGACCCACCGGCCACGTCGGCAAGCCCTGCTTTCCATCCAGCATCTGACCAGCGCCCCACTCCGTAATCGCAGCGCCCGCCGTGAACTCCCGATACACGCTCGCCACACCCTCCAGCGGCGTCTGCGTCACCAACAGCTTTCCACGACGAGTCACCAGCCGATACCGCAACGTGTCCACCCAACTCTGCGGCACCAGCTCATCACACCAGATCAGGTCCGCCTCCCGACCCTCAATCGTGTTCTCAGACTGCGTGTAGTTAAGGAAGTCGCACCTAGAGCCGTTCGGGAGGATGAAACTACCGTCCGTGAAGCCGTTCTTCCGGCTGTAGTTAAGGTAGTGGATCTTGCCTTTCTTCGTCGCTCTAAGGGCCACTGGCAAGTAGTGGTAGATCGCTGGCTGCTGGACGGTGACGCTCGTGGCATTGCTCGTGTGGCAACACAACACGTTGCAGTTCTCCTTGGAGAGCAGCGTCTCCACCACCCGACGCGCCGCCCACAGCGTTTTGCCCGCTCGATTTCCACCACTGATCAGCAGCTCCGAACACCCAGCCCAGACACGATTCGCCAACTCCCAGTGGTCCGGGATGAACCCGTAGTTGAACGGGTCCGCCTTCTCCAGCAAACACAGTTGGGTGCGCTGGTCGCGGAGTTCCAGTGCCCTGGGATGGTCCGCTCGCACCTTCGGAATGACCGGGTGCTGAGGCTGCTCGTTCCACCACAACACGTTGCACGCATCCGAACAGAACCGACCAGTGTCGCGGTCAGGCTGGAACGACTTGCGGCAGATCAGGCAGTTGCGAGGCGAGAACTTCGACTGGCGAAGGGGACGATTTGGAAAATTTTTTTGGTTTGGTGAATGCGTCGGCTTTCGTTCGCCGGCCGGCGTCGTGACCCCCTCCCCCCCTGGCCCCGCGGCAGAATCCGACTCGGTACGATAAAGCTCGCTTATGCTAGTCATCAGGTGGAGGCCAACTAAATATAATACCTATTGTGGCAGGTCTCAGGAACCCTCCGGCATCACCTCGGCGTTGGTTTCGACCTCGATGGCCTGGACGCCGGACTTCGCCCCGAGCTCCTTCATCAGGTCCCGATGACTCGCCGTTAACGTTACAGACGCGTGAATTGAGGTGGGTTGACCCTTCATAATCCCTAGCTTGTCAGTCAAGATAGCGACTGAAATGGGTGCTGTCCTCGCATCAATTTCATCCATCCCGCTGATAGCGAGTCGTTTCGTCCCCTTCCAAATCGCGATCTCCATGAAGGAGATTACGTCGTTGCGCCAGCCGTCTTCGGTCTCGGGGTAGTCCTGTGGGACTTTGACGCCGCGGATCAGCTTGAAGGCGGTTCCGTTGGTGAGTCCGGTCTCGGCTGCGATGGTGGCGAGCGACTTATTGTTGAGGATACCGTCGACGACGAGGTCGGCTCGTTCCTGGGTGAGCTTGTCGTTGTGGTGTTGGTCTGGGTGGTGGGTGTGGACGTAGCCGGACTTTGCGACGTGATCTTGGATGCGTTGGCGTTCGTCGTCGGGGACACGCGGATCGTCGTTGAGCGCCCAGGTGATGCGATCGCGGTGGGTGCCGAGTTCCTTGGCGATCTTGGCCAGGGAGACTTTCTTGCCGAGGTTCTTGTCCTTAGCCATTGGCTGGCAGTTTGAAATTGAAGTCGCCCCAGTGTTGCAGGGGCGTGGCTGGCGTCATGGAGAGCTGCGGGACGTCGCAGAGCGAGAGCCTAGCCGAGGCGGCGTAGTCTTCGCTTAGGTATTCCAACCCTTTTGACGAGCCTAGCGCGAACGGCATCCAGAGAGTGGTCATGGAGCCGACCATGTCATCGTGGACGTGCTGGACGCGGAACGGTTCTGGCGTGAGTGGGTCTGAGAGTCGATCGATGGCGTTGGCGAGGGCTTTGCGCGGGATGGCGAGGCAGCCGGAGGCGAAGAAGGTGACCGGCGTTAGGCTTGGGTGATCTGGGAGCGGTTCGGCGCCGGGTTTGGGGCGGTGGGCTGCCCTGGGCGGGAGTGATCGGCAGCTATAGGGGATTTGGACGGCGGCCTGGAGCTGGTGGGCGAGGGTGGCTGCCTGGATGACGTCATCCATGGCGAACTGGATGTCGTGATCGATCTGGACCCAGACATCGAGTTCCGACTGGAGGAAGAAGCTTGTGGCGCGGCAGCGGGATCTGGAGATGAGAGCGTCCTCGCGGATGATACGGAGCTGGCCGCGGAGGTTTTGATCGGAGGCGAACCGGGCTGCGAGGTCGATCCAGGAGGTGAGGACGGCGCTACGGATGTCGCCGTAGGCGTAGGCGGTGACGTGAATGGAAGGCGGGCTGGCTGGCGTAGGCTGATCGCTCACTGTGGTCCGCGGTATACGCGTTCCAGCGGCCTAGGTCAATGTCGCAAGCCCTGGCTAGGGTTGGCCGGGGTTGGCTAGGAGGTAGGATCTAACGTCGGACGAGCTAGGTCCAATAGTCAGGCGGGGTGGCGCATGGCCCAGAAAAGGCCAAATGCGCCGGGGCTCCCAGCCTGTGACGCACGCAACGAAGTGGAGAAAGGAAACGATCGACGCACGCAACGCAGTGGAGAAAGGAGAAACGAGGTCGGGCGCAGCACAGCGAAGACCGATCGAGCTAGAACGAATCGACTCTGTCGATCGACGAAGGTGAAACCTAGCTGGTTGTCGATAGACACACCTCTCCTTAAGACTAAGGAGGGATTCTTTGGTCAGGCACTGCTGGCTCTCGATTCGCCGCGATTTGCTTCAGCGCTTCCAGGCGCACGCATCGCGGCTGAGCCGCAGTCGGTCGTTACGCCTACAGCTACGAGCCTTCCAATGCATTCCGGCTGTGCCGGATTCTACTACCCTCACCTGCGAAAATTACAAGCCTATTTTTTCGGCTCTTGCGTAAAGCTCGTCACATCAGGCAGTTGCGAAAGCACCTTTTTTAGGGTCTCCGGCTGTTCCGACCACAGGATTGCGGCGTGAACGATGTCCGCGATGGTGGCTGGAACACGTTTCCCGCGCTTGATGCTGGGCGTCCTGGTGTGGTGGACGGTGACGGTCGAGCGGCAGAGGCTGATGACGATCGGGGTCACTGGGTCAGGAATCCCAGGATCAGTGCCAGTGCGCAGAGGGTGGCGCCTGGGAGGAGTCCGGCCCAGACGACGAACTGGTCGACGCCGGGTTTGAGTCGGCCGCTGGTGAGGAGGTAGATGGAAGACCCTAGGAGTCCGACGCCGGAGGCTGCTAGGACTTGGAGCGCGGGAAGCCAGTCTGCGGAGATCATAGGGTGGCCTCGGTGAGGTTGAGGTCGGAGACGACGCCGTCGTTGAGGGTGTCGAGGTCGATCAGCTTGGATTCAACGGTGGCTGCGACCTGTTCCTCGACGGTTCCAGCGGCGTAGACCAGGCGCTGGAGGCTCTTGGACTTGCCGCCGGCACGGTGGACGCGGCCGAGGGTCTGTCGGAGGTCGACTGCGGACCAGGTCGGGCTGATGAGGGCTAGGCGCGGGTGGTTGCCGTTGAGGTCGTGGAGGCTGACGCCGACGCCGCCGGCCTGGATGTTGGCGATGATGACCCGGGACTTGTCTGACTGGAACGCGTCGATGGCCTTCTGGCGGTCTTCGGCGGTCTGGCCTCCCTGAATGAGGGAGACGCTGCCGACGTTGTCGGGGAGGGCTGCGCGGATGGTGTCGATGGAATCCTGGAAGTTGACGAAGACGGCAACGCTGAGTCCTTGCTCGATGGCGTCCTCGATCTGGTCGACGATCATGGGGATCTTGGCTGCTTCGGAGATCTGGCGAGCTCTGAGGAGGAGCGTGAGCGGGGAGTCACCGTCGGTAGCCCGCTTCTCCTTGACCCGGTCGATGGCTTCCTGGGCGAGGCGGTAGGCTTCGTTGATCTCCTTGGTCTTGCCGTTGAGTTCCAGGAGCTGGACGGCGATCTGGGTCTCGGGGAAGGCGTCGCCCAGGTCGGCGACCTTGATGCGGGTACCGAGCAGGCTGGGGCCGAAGATGTGAGCGTGCAGGCGCCGGAGGACTCCGACGTCACCGCTCCATTCGAGACCGCCGAACTTGCCGCGGCTGCAGCCGTTCTTTTGGGCCCAGCGCCAGTGCTCGCTTGGGGTGTCGAAGAGCCCGAGGGCGAACCCGATGGCCTTCATCTCGAGCGGGTTGGTGGCGGCCGTGGCACTGAGGCAGATGGTTGGAATGTCCTGGCGAGAGGCGGCGATCAGGAGCTTTGAGTTCAGGCTAGACATAGCCTTGCAACGGTGGACCTCGTCGAAGATGAGGATGCCGGCGCCGGAGGGGGTGAGGTTGAACTGGAACGACGTCACGTTGCGATCGTCGTTCGACTGGGTGGCGTGCGAGGTGGATCCGCGGCGGATGAGCTCATAGTTGATGGCCTCGATCTGGAGCCCGAAGTGCTTGGCGGCCTTCCTCCAGGACGGGATGACCGACTTCGGGCAGATGACCAGGGGCTTCAGACCGAGTTCGCGGGCTGCTGCGAGGGCGGCGTAGGTCTTGCCGGTGCCGACGTCGGATGCGTCCAGGGAGATGCCGTAGGCTCGGACGGCGTAGACGATGCGCTGGACCGATGGCACCTGATAGGGGAGCAGGCCCGCGGTGTTGACCTGCGGGAGGATGGTGGCGGGCTGCGCTACTTCTGGGCTTTTGTGCACTCCCGCAACCGGGGCGGGCTGGGTAGAGGCGTCGAGTTTGCGCCAGCGATTTAGAACCCAGCGTCCGTTGTCTTGCTTCGGTGCGTACCCTTTGGCCTTGAGGGCTTCCTTGTCGCGCTTCCAGGCTGCCCAGAAGGCGTGCCCGTCCGGGACGATCGCGGAGGAGACGGCGCGTGGACCGTACATGGTCTTGACCTGGCGCTCCTGGCTCCAGACCAGACCGAACCCGTCGGCCTCGGTGATCGAGGCGACCTGCGCGGTGACGGCACCTTGGACGAAGGCGTCAGCGGCGCCCTGGTCGTAGGCTGGAATACCGAGCTCTTGGAGCTGAGTGTTGCGATAGGTGGAGCACACCTTCCAGGCCAGGGCGGCCTGGGCGTGCGTCCAGCGTCCGACCTGACGAGCGAGGGAGTGTCCGACTTGGACGTCGCGGGAGGAGAATCCGATCTCGTTGTCCTCGGCGGCACCGTCCGGGTCACGGTCGGCGAGGCGGGCGATGGCGATCTCGAGCTTGGCCTTGAGTTCTGGGGTCATGGTGATGTGAAAGGCTTAGGCTGCGGGATAGAACGCGACGTTGCCCCTCTTGGAGCGACCTTCGATGGCGCCGACGCGCTCGCAGGAGTTGCGCAGTGCGCGGACGTAGTGGCCGCTGTACTTCTTGGCTTTGCCGCGGAGGGCGTAGGCCAAGAATGACCCGATGGTGAGACCATTGCCTTCGCCGCGGGCTTTGTTGCCCGAGAGGTAGGAGGAGAGATACTGTGAGTTTCGCATGTGTGTAGTGGTTGTTGGTTTTGATTCCCGCGTTGTTCGGATGCGCGGCCCCCGTGGTGTTTTTACATGGAGGCCCGGTACTGAGCCATTCGCAGGTTTTGGTAGAGCCTATCCAGTTTTCCGTTTAGGCATCTCACCCAAGCCACATCATCTCCGCACCGAACTCCGTCGTCGGTGTAATTTCCTATTGTAGACCTCAGAACGTTGACTGCGTCCACCCGATCTTTTCTACAGATTTCGATCTGTTTGTTGATCTCAGCGATCTCGCTGCGTTGTGCGACGGGAACGGACTCGACGTTGTCCCATGTGGCTTTAAGGAATGCGATCTCAGGAGCGTCGAACTGACGAGTCGGCTCGGTGTCGCAGAAGGAAGACCCATCGAAGTAGAGTCCGGTGATGCTGTTCTTGGCGAAGTACTTGGTGTCGTTGCTCATGTCGTGTAGTGGTTGTTGGTTACTTGCTACGGAGGACACGATACACGACCCACAGCCCGCGTATAGGACTTTTTTACTTTTTTTTACTGCCTCTCGATCCCTTGCGGAAATTGAGCTGGGTCCGCTGCTCCATTTGGCGGTATTCCTCAGCAAAAGCGGGGTCTGTCAGGCCACGGCGACGCAGCCAGTCCTTGTACTTTCTGTTGATGTACTCGCTGTTGACTCCGGGGTCTGGTGGCTGCGTGTCGGTAATCTGGGGGTAGGAGTATCTCATGGTTCTGGGATGTAGGTGTAGGTTTTGTAGGCGAGTCCGGACTGGCCGGGCTCTTTGACTGACAGATGGTTTTTGAATCCGGTCCAGTAGCCTTTGGCGACGTCGGCGCTGAGTCCGTATCGTTTCGTCATGGCCTTGATCATGTCGACGTAGGAGTGCCACTCCCCGCAGAGCGAATCGAGATACTCGTCCTGGTTCCAGTCGCGCTTGTCGCGCTTGAGCACGACCTTGACCTTGTTCTTTTCGTCCTCCTTCGGCGGTGGCGGAGCGCACGCGGTCCAAGTCTGCATGCCATGCTTGCCGCGCTCGACCCAGATCGAGTCGGAGACGTTGCCCTCATGGTCGACAGCCTCGGCCCGCGATCCGCGTTTCAGGAACCGCAGCCGATACGTTCCCTCTGATGGTGCCTCGAGGTAGACGACGGCACGCGCCCAGTTGACCAGCTCGCTCGAGCCTGCGGCCAGGTACTGCAGATCCGTGGAAGTCCTGGAGTCGTTCTGCGATGGCTTGCGGACGTGGTGGACGACCATCAGCACGACGCCGGTGCTCTCCAGGAGCGGGCCTAGCCAGTTGCGTAGGAACTCGGACGCAACGCGTTGGTCTCCGATGTCGTCCCCGATGTAGGACAGCAGCGGATCGATCCAGACAATGCCGGGCTTGTGCTGGTCGATGAGCGACTGGAGTCGTTCGACGAACCGTTTGCCGGTGTGCACGGTCTCGCGGATGAAGACCATGTTTTCCTGAAGCTGCTTGGCGATCGCCGGATCCTTTGGAAGGTGCCCGAGTGCGGCGCCGCGGAACTGTTCGGACAGGTCTCCAATGTCGTTCTCGGCCTGGATGATCAGAGTCTTGAGGGCTGCGTTGGGCTTGATGCCGAACGGCGACAGGCCGGCCGCCCACCCGACTGCAAGCTGCATGGTCAGGGTCGACTTGCCGATGCCAGAGGCGCCGACGATGAGGCAGGCGTGGCCCTTGCAGAGCCACCGTCGACCGAGCACCTGGTTGGGGTCGTTGGTGGGATCGAATTCGAGCAGATCCTTCACCCGGTAGAGCGTCGTGCCGATGTCGGCCTGGCGGGCCTTCCACTCGGACCAGGACTTTGCTCCGACGTTGATACCCAGAAGCGACTGCACCTTGTCGCCTCGCTTCATCCCCGCCAACCGAGCCAGACGGGACGGGTTCTTGTTCTTCTGATCCGGTCCGTAGCCCTCGAGCGCCTTCAGGAGCTCTGCGACTCGAGAGGAGTATTCGATGCGATCCTTGGCGTCGACCTTGACCCATGCGTGGACCGATTTGCCGCCGCTGTACACGACCGCCGTCGCTGGAATACGGCTCTCGTTGATGACGTGCCACTGCTCCTCGAGGCTGATGCCGTCGAACTCCAGGAGCGCGTGCCGGTAAGCCGTGACGTCGCCGTCCGAAGCGCCCCCGACCTTCATCGGATTGACGCGGATGTAGGCTCCGGGGTTGCCGTCGGCGGACCAGATCCTATTGGGGTCACCGCCGCGGGCGTCGAGTTTGGCGATCCATTCCTCGCGTGAGAGGACGAGACCGGAGCCGGCTGGAATGCATCGGCCGTCCTCGGTGAACGTGGCCTCTGTGATGCCGATGCCTTCGCCCTTCTCGAAGCAGGCCAGGAGGAGTTTGCGGCAGCCGTCCTCGATCGGCTCCGGAAGAGCCGGCTTTGGATCCGTTGAATCGGGCGCCGAGGAGGGCTTCAGCACGACCCTGGTGATGGGGCCGGGGATCTCGTAGCGAGGGGGCGTCTCGCTCTTGAGTCGGTGGCCTCGAGGTTTGTCGTATTCGGATGCCCTGGCCATGGCGTCCTCAAGTTTGTGATTCAGATCCCTCGCGTTCCACGGCGGATCGCATCTGGCGTTCCAGTCTCTGAGGAGTCCGAGGACTTGGTTTGCGCCCAGGTCGAATCCATGGAGGAGTTCGCTGACGACGTGGTAGGTGTGACCGTGACCGTTGTTCCCTGATACTGCTCCAGGTACGGCATCAAGCCACAGGCGTGCGCGTTCGAGTGTGTCCATTGTGTGTGGTGGTTATGTGCTGGTTATGTGCAGGTTATGTGCAGAAAGAAAACCGCCGGACCCCCGTTACATCCACGCTCAGGAGGGGGATGGAAGGTCCGGCGTTCACGGCCACTCAGCCGCTAAAGTGTGCTGGCTATCGCTTGAGGGACGACTCGATCTGAGCGTCGGTCAGCCTGAACTTAGCCGGCCGGATCCAACCGCGGCGAATGGCGTCGGCGACGATTCGCGGGGCTTCCTCGAGCAGCTTTCTGATTTCGGCGTCAGTCTGCTCCTGGAGCGGCTTTTGTGTCGGCTTCATATCTTATTCTCCACTGCTCTGCTTCGTTCATCGCAATGGTCACGACCTCATTGGGAGGTGTGTCCATGTCCTCGACCATGATCCCGATCCGCTCTTGGATCCGGTACTGCATCTCCGCTCTGATTTGAGCCTCTGTCATCGAACCATCTCCCGAGTTCATCGCGTAGGTTGTTGATTTCGGTCTCCATGCATCCCTTGGAACGCATCCACTGGGGGATGAACTTCTGGTTGAACGACGATCCGCATGAGAACTGGTCGATGTCGTTCTGTGCCCTGTTCCATACTGCGCCACAGTGAATGCATCGCTGTCGGTCACTGGTCAAAGGGGTCGTCATGTGGTCCCCCGAATATCAGGTCGTGATGTTTTTTGAGTCTGACCGAGATGGTGATCGCATGCGCGTCGTCCTCGCAAAACGTTTCGATGTCATTCACCAGCCTGAACACTGCACTCATTCGGAGGGTGTTGAATGTCCCCAGCTTCGAGAGCAGTTCTCGTTTGATTTCCTCGGCCACCTTGTGACAGGTCGAACAGTAGACGTGAAGGTGAGCATCATCGGCCTCCCACGGCTCTTTGCCTTTTGCGTAGTAGCCATGGTGTATATGAAGCTGCTGCTCTTCGCTTTTGCAATGTGAGCACCGGAATCCGGCTGCCTCAAACGCCTCTAGGCGGCGCTTCTGCCACTTCGGGTGCTGGAGTTTCTGAATGTACGGCACGGTGTCGTTCACGGCTTGGCCTCCTTGGCTTTGCGCCAGTTCTCAAACGTGTACTCGCACGGTTCTTCCATCATCCCATCCCCAGCCTCCTCCAGCCGCTTGATGCGTTCACTGGCTAATTCAAGATTCCGCTTGTAGCATTCCTTAGTCCTCCACTGCGGATCGTTGAATCGCACGCCGCAGGACCAAGTGGAGTCTTTAAGAACCGGATCATGTCCGGATCTGCAATGTGGGCAGAATGAGTTATTCATGGCTTGGCCTCCTTGGCTCGTTGCCAGTCCATGTAAGTGAATGGATCGCAGCATCTTACAAGAGCGTCGCCGGATCGCTTTAGCTCCTTGATCTGCTCCTCCAACCGCTTGATGCGTTGCCTCAGACTTAGGTTTTCCTCATCGAGCTTTGGCAACTCCGGCGCACGCTGAATTGATAGTCGAGTTTGCGGGTCGAACATGTTCATGGGGCTTCGATGGCAGCAATGACCTTCGCGCAGAATGTGTCCATCCAGTCACGGAGGTTCGGTAATACAAGGGTTTCAGATCTGCGCCGGTTCATTTGGCCTGGTGCAGTGTTGTCATAATATTGCTGTCCGCGGATCGCGTCGCTGTGTTGTTGGGCTTCATCCGGAAGCTGAAACGTCAGTGTTGCTGTCATGGCTTAAAGCGCGAAATCCTTCGGAAGTCTTGTTGTGAATCTGATTCAAAACCCAATTGCTTGATTGTGTTGTGCATGCGCCATCCCACTTGTTCAAGTCTGTGTATTTCTCTCAGCAAATCGTTCAGTTCCCGAATTATCACATGCGGGTTTGTATCGGAAATTACTCGCCCATTTGGTGTTTTTATGAAGAACCCATTCCTAGGACCACAGTTTGGAATCTTTTTGTGCTTGTACTTCATGGCTTGGCCTCCTTGGCTCGCTGCCAGTCGATGAAGGTAAACGGATTATGGTCGTGCGCCATCGCATCCCCCGCCTCCTCCAACTGCTTGATCCGCTCGTTGGCTGCGTTGAGTTCGCGTTCGAGTTTCATGCCTTCAGTCAAAATCCCAGCGTCCACAATGCCCCAAGCGTGTCCTGCTGCAGATTCCATTCTAGGCGTGTCACTCATGGCTTGGCCTTTTTGGCTTTGCGCCATTCGTCATCTGCATGGTCGCGAATTGATTCCAGAGCTTCCTTGAGCTGATTGATACGCTCATTCGCTGCGTTGAGTTCGCATTCGAGTTCTCTTGCTAGACCGGAGTCTACAATACCTCTGTCGCCGTCGATAAAATACTCCTGTTCGTCAGTCCTAGGTGTGTCATTCACGGCTTGGCCTCCTTGGCTCGCTCGAACTTGGCGCAGAACTCCTCCCACTTGCGGACGTAGAGACTGCTGCCGCGGTAATACACAACGACGCGATGCTTCACCTCGCCGATGCGGAGTTCGGCGTTTGAGTCGAACACATCGACCACCTTCTCAGGACTGCCTTTGATGTTCCACTTCATCGACCGCCCCCTTGTCCGTAGTGCGCGATCAGCAACGCGTCTGCAGTCTTGAGTGTGATGCCTTCGACTCGGGGGTATAGCTCCTCAGCCTTGGCCTTGAGTTTCCGTTTCCACTCGTTCTGATTCTCGCAGCTCTTGCGGCCACCGAGACCCAGCGGTGCCTGCCAGACGGTCGGGGCGACGCGGTGCAGCGAATAGCCGATGGCGAATGCGATCCCCTCGATGCGGCCGACGTTCTGGAATAGGACGCTGGTGCTGCTCGATGGAATGTTTTTGCCGGCGAACCTAGGCACCTCTTCGATCCACATCGAGGCGTCCTTGAACCGGATTGAGGTCAGCAACTTGTAGATGTCGGGCAGGCTCTCAGGCATTGGATAGAGAGCGATTTCTCCGGCCGGATCGATGCAGCAGATACCGCCGCTGGCTCCGGGGTCGACGGCGACCAAATTGAAAAGCTGTGGCATGACGTGGTACATGAAAGTGGGGAGTTCTACGCGCTTCCTCCCCTGGGTTTTAACCTAACCAGAGCTACACAGGGCTCCGACGCAATCCCAAGTCGTTGTTACTCCGAGTCGGCGAGGAAGTCTTCAATTTTCCCAGCCTTGAACGAAGCGATCCGATTGATGAGCCGCTTCCCGCCGTCCTTATTTTCGACTTCGTCCTTCGTGATCGTGACGATGCAGGACATACCGATGACGTTTTCGGCGTTGAGCTCGACCTTACCGCCCGGCTTTCCAAGCCCGCAGGCGTGGACGAATCGTTGCAGCTTCCAGTCCAGGCTCTCGGCCCAGATCAGACCGTCCTTGATGGTGTTTCGACCGTCGACTCGCCAATAAAGGTCCAGCTTGTCGGCGCCGTTGTGTTTGCCTCCCTGCTGGAGTCCGAGGGTGGCTTTGGTGACGACTGCCGGGTAGTCCCCGGGTTCGAGGGTTACGTTGTCCTCGATCGCTTTGATGATGACGCTAGGCATATGACTATTTGTTTCTGGAAAGGTACTTGGTTGCGGGTTTGGTTTCGACCAGGCCCATGAGGCGGTCGTTGACTGCATCGTTGGCTTGTTTGCGGGTCATTCCGGTCTTGGCCATGGCGTCGACCAGCTTGGTGACGCTGACCTTGCAGGCGGCCAGGAAAACCTCTTGCGGTAGGCCAATGCGCTCGAACGCGTGGTTGATGAGGGACGGGTCGATCTCGCGGGCACCAGACCGCTCCTTGAGCGTGTAGCCCGGGATTTGGAACCCTTGTATGGCGAGCTGACGCGCCTTGTCCTGGACCGCATCGGCCCACTCTGATGCGACGTGTGCGAGGTTCAGCGCCTTGGCAACGTTGTCGAGAGTGGCGAGGTGGAACTCTTCGAGACGCACCACTTCGAGCGAATCTGCCACCTTGTTGACGTGCCCGACGATGACGGGACAGGTCGCCTGGTGTTTGCACCAGCGGCAGTAGTCGCTGGTCTGACACGGCGTATTCGGGTTCGCGACCGCATCGAGGATGGGCCAGACGATGGCCTCGGCTTCGGCCTGGGTGAGGTTGTACCTCTGCACCCGACGCGTCTCACCGAACAGGATGTGGACGGTGATCGACTCGAGGCTGCTCTGCTGCATGACGCCCAGAGCGTAGGCTGCCATCTGCGGCCCGTACTCGCGCTCCGACCACTTCAGGTCGAAGAGATGAGCGCCAGCCACAGCGTCAGCAGTCCCGCGGAGCACAACAATGCCGCCACGACGAATCTCGAGTGGTGTCTCGGTCCGGATCTCGGCAGGCGCCGGAGGGGCGTTGAGCTTGATGTAGTCCGCGGCCCACTGAACCGCTTCCTTCTCATGGTCTGGTAGGAGCTCGAAGACCTCGCGCCTGCCGTGCAGCAATTCCTCGAGCGCCGTGTGCCGATCGTTGCCGGCCTCTGTGACCGCGCTCGGTCCGGATGACTCCCACCGCGGGGACTTAGCCTGCGCCGGTAGGGATGAGGGTCGTGTGACAAAGGTCATTCGGCTGTGGGTTCGATTTGGTACGACTTCACGGCAGCCAGGAACGCCTCGGGCTTTGCCAGAATCTTCGCGGACCGGGCTTCCGAGAGCATGCTCAGATTGCCGTCGGCCGGGATCCAGTTCTTCGACTGGAGGAACGCCCGGCCAGCGTGTAGAAGATCCGCATCGGTCAGCAGCTTGAAGATCTGCTTCTGAGGCGTCAGCCCGTCCTCCTCGGCAGGAACGACCTCAGCCTCGGCGACGTTGACCTCGACTGCGACCGGAGCAGGAGCAGGCGCTGTTGTGGAAGACGTCGTCACTCCGACGGCGACGCTGGCCGGGGCTGGACGCTGAATGTCTTCCAGCTCCTCTGGCGTGTAGGTGCCGGTGCAGACCTCGGGGGCGAGCATGCGGACCGCTTTGCTGATGAGACGAGCCCTCATCATCTCGGCCGGGAACTTGGCCCAGCCACTTCCACCGCGTGCGGGGAGGAACCCGGCGCGTTTGGCGTCCTCGGCTGTGTAGGCCAACTCGACGTCGTTCCCGTCGTAGGTCCAACGGGCTTTGGCGCCGAGATCGTCGAACTGGAGCCAACGAACTTTGCCCCCGCGCTCACGATAGAGCGCGAGCATTGCATCAGCCCGGAGGCTGAGTTTGCCGCCGATGATGTGGTAGTGCTTCGCCAGCTCGAGCGGCGCCTTGCGCTCGACGAGGCACTGCATCGCCAGGATGGCGCCCTGCTCAACGCGTTCGCATCCGAACATGCCGCTCTTGGCAATCCACTCGCCCAGCGTGGTCGCGGCAGTCATGGGGTCTTGTACCTTGTCGTAGGTCGAAACGGTGGCCAGCGCCACGGTCGTGTTCTGTGTCATGGTTTTTGTTTTAGGTAGTTTTCTACGATGAGCGAAACGAAGTGGCCCACCTTGATGCCCCGCAGCTTACAGTAGTCAGCCAGCAGGTTGTGGACCTCTTCCGAGATGTTGACCGTCTTGGTCTTGGTCGGAGCTTTCCGTGCCATGACCTAGATAGTGCGCCCCTAAATCTAGGGACGTCAAGCACGATTTAACTAGAAGCGTCCGGCTTCAGATCGGCCATCTGGTAGATCTCGACCGTCGAGTAGATCTCGGGCTGTCCGGCGAAGCTGTTGGCGCGTCCCAGGCCGTTAGTCGTCTCGCGGCCGACTCGGTATTCCAGGCCGTACGATGTTTTCTTGTGCACATCGATCCAGGCTTCGACGTGGAGGTGCCCATAAACCTGGTTCTCGAAGTAGCCGTTGATTGATTGGCCTTCGTCCCTTGCCTCGGTTGCGTTGTAGATTTTGAGCGACGTTTCGTGCGTGTAGTGGAAGACCGACGTGCCTTTCACCAGGTAGGTTCCAGGACCGAGCGTGAACGTGTTGCCGGCCAGGCTGTCGACGATGTCGTACTCGTCAGAGACGATGGTGTTCAGGTCGCGGTTGACCCAGGTCACCGTGGTCTGGTCGGCCGTGTACTCAGTCATGTCCGCGGTGAAGTGCGTCGAGTCCGCGGTGATGTTCTTCAGCGATTTTCCGCCTGATGTCCCACTCGTTTTCGTGTCCTTGATAATCGCCACGCGGACCACCAGCCCGTCGACGTCGGACCGGAGTTTGTCGATGAGTCTCGAGCTGGTGTCGCTTCCGTAGGCCATGGCTAGTTGGTCTGGGTCTTCCTGCGGATCATGCGCTGCGCCTCGTCCAATGAGCCTGCGATGCCCACCAGAGAGCCCGAGGGACCGTAGACGCGCATCCGGCCTGCAGTCTTGCCGGGGAGTATCCTGAAGCCGCCAGTGACGCTGTACGCGCCGGGGATGCTGGGGTCTGGCTGGGGCATGAAGCGAGGCTGGCCAGTCTTCTGAACTGATTCCCGCATCTGAGGGGTGATGTCCACGCGCCAGATAGGGGTTTTCGTAGTCAAAACCGGTGACTTAACCGTGTACCGTGATCCTGCCAATTCAGCGTTTTCTTGAGCCTCAGCAAGCGTTTCGTAGCTTTCGACAAAATTTCCCCTTGGGTCATACACGTCATAGGTGGCGTTGGCCATTTCTTCCGCAGAAGCCTTGGTTGATATGCCACTCTTCTTCACCTCGCCGCCCCACTGCTTGACGTACTTCTGAACCTCTGAAGGCAGGATCTTGTCATAGAACCCCTTCATGCCCTCGCCGCCGACTTGGAGGTCTACGCCACGCAAGGTCAGCCTGCCACCACCTTTCTGCCCCTCACCCTTCGCCATCTTTTCAGCGATTTCCTTACCTACCACATCCGCAACCCGGCTTTGATTTATGCCAGTCTCGGAAAACAAATCGCTCCCATCTTTTCCAACAACACCAACGTCATACTTGTCAGGCCCAACCATTCGATAGTCGATGTAGTCCACCTGCTTGCTCAGATCATACCTAGCCGCCTGCGTATCACC